GGAGGCTGACGTCCCGCCTCTCCATGCCAGGCCAGCGCTCGTTCGTGCTGCGGTGCGCTGGTAGCTGACTGCGCTGTAGTTGTAGATATCGTCCGCCGGATCTGTCGCGCTGGTGCCCGTAGCCGCCCTGCGCATGTACAGCTCGCCATCAGCAGGGCTGCGTACCGTGGCCCACTGTTCTACCGTAAGGGCGGGCGTCCACATGGGCCAATCGCCACCGCCTAGCCCCATCAATGTTGCCAAGGTTGTCATACCAGCCCCCGAGCTGCGCTGTTGTATGTCAGCACGCCTGTGCCTCCATAGTTTGAGGAAATCTGCTGTGTTCCGAGGGCACGGCCGCGCAGTCGTGTAGCACCAAATGCGATCCAGTACACCGCACCGCTGCCGATGGCTTCGATGATCGCTATGCGGTCATCCGGCTGCCAGCTCGCCGGCAGCGTAAGCGTGATGCCAGCTGTGGTGACCACGTATGCGACTCCAGCAACGCAGACCGTATTGGCCGCAACCTCTTGGCGCGTCAAGCTCGTCGCTGCGCCTGGCGTGGCCACGCCAATCGTCCAGTCCGCACGCGCTGCGCTGCCTTTGTACATGTCCACCGACAGGACCAGGGCGCCGGTGATCACGTTGTAGCTTTGCACGAAGCCCGACATGGTCGTGCCGAGGTCGCCTTGGCTGGTCGCCACAAGGTACATGCCTGGTACGAAGGAGCGGCTGGGCTCAATGACGAAAGTCTTGGAGCCCGCGCTGGGAGCCACACTCGTCGTGCTGCTGGCACGCAGTTGCTGGGTCGCAAATGTTTGGGCCTGGTCACGATAGGCACGGGAGGCATCGCGCGCCTCGGCACTCGCATTGCTGGCCGCAACAGATGTGTCTCGCGCTGCTTCGGAACCTGCCCTGGCCGTTGCCGAATTGACAGCGTGCTGGCCCGAGGTCGTTGCATGCTGGCCCGACGTAGCAGCCGATGCGGCTGACTGACCCGCACTCGCTGACGCCTCCGCCGCCTTGCTTGAGGCTGTGCCCGCGTGGGTGCCTGCTGTGATTGCAGAGGCCGCCGACTGGCCAGCACTCTGCTGTGACGCTTGCCCTGATGTGTATGCGATGAGGGCGTTGTCGTAGTTCACGGCGCCGAGCGCATTGGCCGCGTCTCGGAACTGCGGCAGAGCGCCGACAAAAGCATCACCGCGTTCGTCAAAGTTCTCCGGATCGGCCAGAGTTGGCGGTACCGGAAGCGCCGGGATCGGCGTGGGCTGCTGGGGGGCTGTTGCCATCAAAGCTCCTCTATCTCAATTGATGCTTCTGCGTTATGGACGTTGTCTGGCGTGTACTCCAGGCGCCTATAGACACCAAAGAGCAGAACGCTTTCGTAGTAGGGGCTGCCAGGCTGCGTGGCGAGGCCTACCCAGAGCGCGGGGACGGCGTTGAGGCGGTCTCGCACGCGCCGCAGACGGTCAACGTTGAGGGCCGGCACCAAGAACGAGCCTGAGAACCCGGGCACTGTTCGGCGCTGGATGAGAGATACGCCAGGGCGCAGCGATCCGTCGAACTCGCGCTCAATGCGTGAGAAGTTGGAACCGACGATGCTGGGCCGCCAGCGCAGCTCACCCAGAAACTCCGCGAGCCCAGCGACGATGTACTGCACGCTTGCCCGGCCAGATGCAGGCGTCAACTCAATGTCGATTTCCGCACCAGACAGCGGAGGCAGGCGGACGAAGGCCACGGCCCCGCGCTGCAGGAAAGGCGCCGTGAACCACTCGTACCAACCACGCACCTCGCGGCGCAGCAGCTTTTCGACCTTGGGGCCGAAGATCACCTGGCCGCCGCTACGCACCGTAATCCGCGCCTGCTGTCCGATCACACCATAGAGCCCCAACGTGTCTACGCGCTTCCCAACGCGCAGCGTAATGCGCAGGGGTAAGCCTCCGGTCTGCGTTGTGGGCGTCGACTCGGTGTAGACAAACGCCGCGAACTTGTTGCATGCCCGCGTGTCCTGCCAGGTGTTGGGGTCGCTTTCGGGCGGTAGCGCGCCTGCGGCGTCGGTGCCTGCCGTGATGCGCTTGTAGACGCGCCGCGTCTCCGCCCGATGGCACAGCTCATCCTTGGCCCACGTCTGTTGAGCGGACCAGAGCCTAGTCGGGTCCATCGCCGTGACGCTGTGCGACACGATCTGAGAGTCCGAGACTGGATAGGGTTGGATAGCACGAAAGCTCATTGAAGTCGTCCTGTCACGCTGAGTTCGAGTTGTCCACGAGCCACCGCTTCGAGCACTTCCCGCGAACGTTGGCCATCGCCGGCCACCCGCGCCAACAGCTCACGCAAGAGCCGGTTCTCCTGCAGCAACTGTGAAAACAAGGCCTCCAATCGGGAGAGATCCATACCTGATCCCTGGCCGCCCAGCATGGAACGAGTCTGCTCGGCGCTCCAGTAGCGGGCGGGGCCAGTCAGTTCCAGCTCAGGGCCACGCTCGCCCACTAGGCGGATGCCACCCCAGTGCTGACCACCCTCTGCGAAAGCCGGAATGCCGTTGGTGTCGAACCAGTTGCGCCAATCGCGCTCGTATAGGCCCGACAAGTCGGCCAAGTCTTTGGGACTGAGGTTGTTGTCTTTGATCCACTGATTCAGGCCAGCAGCGTTGCCGGTGCCATCGAACTGGTGATAGCCGTCGTACAGCTTGTCGAGTTCGCTGACACGGCCGGGATCGGTGATGCCCTCGTACCAGGTATTGCCCGAGCCATCGGGCCTGGGCTGCACATACTTCGGCGGATCTTTTGGCGTCGTGTCGGGCACGCCCCCCGGCCCCAACACAGCCCCTCCGTCGTCCTTGCCAGTACCCGTCCCGGGCTTTTTGTTGGGGAACAGCAGCGCTTCCAGCTTGCCGATGGCGCCCACCACGCTCAGAGTGGCGTCAATGTTTTTTGTGGTGCCGTCGATCTGCTTGCGCCAGTAGTCGAGGGCCTTGTCGTTCTGCGTGATCTGGCGCTCGATCCCCTCGGCCGTGCGCTGGGCGTCCGTGACCTGCTTGCCGCCCAATTCTTCAATGCCCGCCAACTTGTTCGCCAGGGCCAGCTGCGCGCGCTCGTAGTCCTGTACCGAGGCAAACGAGGCCTCGGTAATGCTGGACTGCGCAGCCGACATGGCTTCCGTCAGCGCTGTGCTATCCATCGGCAACGCCGCACCGGCGCGCAGCGCTGCCAGGGCGCTGTCGATGGTTGCCATGGCCTGGCGGGCCTGGATCTCAGCCGTGGCCTGGACGTTGCCGCGCAGCTCGCGTACAGCGCTGCCTGCCGCCTCGACCACGCTTGTGAGCGAGTCTTGGACTGCACGTACATCCTCCAGACGCTGCTGCAGGCCCTCACGCTCACGTTCAACAGCAGCCTGCAGGTTCGCATACGCAGCATCGATTGCAGCTTTGCGTGCGTCCTCTTCTTTCTTCTTCGCTTCCTCCGCCGCCTTGGCCTTGGCGGCCGCCTCTTTCTCGGCGGCGGCTGTGACCTCTTCGGTGGTCTTCGTGACGGCCTTGAAAGTGCCATTGAGCTTGAGCAGCTCGGCGGCCGTCTCTGCTGAGCTTTTACCCGTGCCGCCCACGGAGCCGACGACCTTGTCAATGCCGGCGCCGAAGTCATTCAAATTCCCACCGCTCTTGAGCAGCTCATCGATCTCAGCCGTCATCTTCGCTGCCAAGCCAGAATCGACATGGCCTTCACCCGAAGTTACGGTCTTCACGAAGTCAGCGAAGGAGCCCGTGGTCTTGCCGTTGCGGAAATCCGCCAGGTCGGATTCGGAGAATGCACTGAGCTGGTCCTTCAGTACCTTGCTGCGCGCCTCTTCACCGCTGGCCGCCTTGAGCTTGTCTTCCACCACCTTGCGGAACTGCGCCTGGGCGTCGTCAGCGTCCAGATCGATGTTGACGCCCAAATCCTTGAGCTGCTTGTCCAGTTCCTTTTTTGTGGCCGTCTTGCGTTCGTCTTCGCTGTAGAAGTTCTGGTAAAAGCTGCCGGCGTTGGCATTGAGCGCCTCGATCCCACCCGAGGCCTTGATCAGCGCCTCGAATGCCAGGTCGGTCATGTCGGCAAAGCCGGTGATCTTCTTGCCCAGCTCTTCAAAGGAGCGGCCGATCAGCTCAATGGTCTGAAAAGCCGCCTGCAGCGCTTCAACGTTCGGCTCCTCGCCCACGGAGTCCAGCGTGGTCCGCATCCAGCTGGGCAGATCCGCCTTCTTGAGTTCGGACACCAGCAACGAGCCGAACTGCCCCATGTATGCCTTGTAGGCTTCCTCGGGGTTGCTTCCCAGATTCCGATTCTCAAAGCCGCCCAGGACCTGGCCCGTGATCTTGTCGATGATCTTGGCGTAGCCATACGAGTCTTCATCCTTGTAGCGGCCATTGACCGCAAAGCCACCGACCAGGTCGATGTCGCGCACACCGCCCTTGGCGTAGTTGCCCAGGTTTCCGTACAGCGCAGATAAGCCATCCAGGCTGCCCTTGAGGTTCTTCTCCAGCTCGGCGTTGTGACGCTTGGTCAGGTCGTCGTACCAGTCGCCGCCAGCGCGGTCGAACAGGCGTTCTGCGGCCTTGTCATTGCCCACGCCCGATGTGCTGTAGGCCGCGCCGCTGTGGTTCGCGCCCCGCGACCCAAAGGCTCCGCCAAGAGCGAGGGCCGCTATTCCGCCCAGCGCCCAGCCCCAACCCGGGATAGCAGCGAACAGGGAGGACATGCCACCCGCCCCTGCGCCGGCCCCAGCACCGATACCCGCACCGAGAGTGCCGGCCCCAGCGCTGGTGGCGGTAAGCCCCAGGCCCCCTCCGCCCACGAGTCCAAAACCCGTCCCGGCAGCGCCCGTAAGCCCCAGCCCAGCAGATGTGCTTGCAAGCGCCAATCCAGAGCCTGCCCCAGCAGCAAGGCCCGTCCCCAGGCCCATACTCGTCGCACCACCCAGCCCGAGCCAGCCACCAATTTGCCTCGCGGCCGTGCCCCACAAGCTGTTGCCCGTCACTAGCGAATACAGGCTGCCGGCATTACTCGCCATGCCGAGCAGGCCAGAGCCACCTCCTCCTCCGCCTCCACCAGCCGCTGAGCCGAAGATTGATCCGATCACGCCCTGAATCGCGGCGATCACAGGCACGACGAGGGGCTGCGCGAAGGCCTTGTACAGTTCGTCCGCCACTGTAGTTTTGAACGACGTGGCGAGGCTCTTGGTGAAGGCTTTCCAGGTCTCCTCACCTCCATTGACCATGTCCGCAAAGCCCTTGCGGAAAATCTCGTTGATCTGGTCCACGGACTTGGCTGACTCGCGGACAAAGACGCGATTCGCCGCATCCGCCTGGGCTTTGGCTGCCTCGGCCGAGGCACGCTCTTTCAAGCGCTGTGCTGCCGCTGCATCGTTGGGGTTGGCAGCATCGATCTGCTCCAGCTGCTTCTTCAACTGGATAGCGATGCGGTACTGCTCCAGCGCAATCTCGCGGTCGCGCTGCGACATCGCCGCAAGCGACTGTTCAAACTGGGTGGCTTCGCTGGCTTCCCTGACCGAGCGCGCATAGTCCTCGACCATCCGCGCCGACTCGTTGTATCCCTGGACCTTGGCGCCCTCCCGCACCGCTGCAGCCTGCGCACGCAGCGCGTCGCCGGCACGCTTGGACAGGTCGATACCGTCCATGGTGCGAGCCTGTGCTTCCAGTTGGGCAGCCGTGTCTTCCACACGCGCCTGGCGCAATGCCCCGAGTGCCGCGCCGGTTTGCCCAATTTCAAGCGTGTCCAGCTTTGCCAGGCGCAGGCTCTCTTGCGCCTGCTGAGCATCACGTTGCTTGCCGGTGATGCGTTGCTCCAGCGCCTCGGCTGCCTGCGCATCAAGTTCCCGCTGTTGGCGCTCGGCTGCAGCCTCAATGCTGATGCGCTTTTGAGCCAGCTTAGCCAGTTCGCCCTGCAGGTTGGCCTGTTCCTTGGCCGACTCCTTCTTGCCCTTGATCAGCGCCAGTTCGGCCAGCAGCGCGGCCCGCTGCGCGTCGATGTCGGCGAGCTGCAGCGCCGTGCGTCGCTCCAGCGCATCGGAGTCGCCAAGTGCGCCATCCTTGCGCAGCGCTTCGATCTCGGCCAGGCTTTCTGCAGTCTGGGCCGCGAGCAGTTTGTACCCGTGCTTTGTCGCGGCAATCTCGGCGTCGATGCCATGGGATCGCGCCGATACCGCGCCTGCGCTCAGCGCCTTGATCTGCTTGTCGCGCTCGTCGGCCAGCGACTTCTCGTTTTGCTCCTGCTCCTTTTGGAGGGCACCGATTTTCGCGCTGCTGACACCGTCTTTCTCCAGGGCCTTCTTGTAGGCTTCCCAACTCGCTTTGGACGCAGCCAGCTTGTCGTTGTAATCGGACTGGATCGCAGACGCCGTCTTGACGCCATCATTGGCTTTGCGCCAGGCCTGCTCGGAGCCCGACACCGTCAGCGTCAGTTCCCCGGTCTGCGTGGACGCGGCCTTTGCAGCCTTCTCAGCAGCGCCCAGTGAGCCCGACAGCGCATCGATTTCGGCGTTGGTGGCCCGCAGCTTGGAGTCGAGGCCTACCTGGTAGTCGTTGCCGAACAGCAGCCCCATGAGGCCACCATCTTTTTTGTCGAGCAACAGCTCGTCACGCTGCTCCTTCAGGTTTTCGATCTGCCCACGCAGCCGCGCGAGGTCGCGCTCCTCAGCCTGTGTACCGTTGGCAAGTGCCGAGTCAACACGCTCCTTTGACTGGCCGACCTTGGCGACCTTGGACGCTTCCCAGCTCGCTTCAACGAGCTTTCCAATCAGGACCGTGAGGGCCGCGATAGCGATCCCCACAGGGCCGCCCAAGGCACCCATCACCGTACCGAACGTGCGGCCTGCCAGCGAGGCAGCGCCCTGCGCTGCGGCTAGGCGCCCCGTCGCAGCCGTGGCCGCTGTCTGCGCAGCGGTCGACGCAGTCGTCGCCGCAGCAATGGACGCCTGCACGCCCGCCTGCTGCCGGCCCAGGGTAGCCAGTTCTGTCAGCAATGCGGCATGCCGGGCCTGGGCGGCCGTTAGCGTCTGCGTGCCTTCGCGCACCAGGGCCAGGGCCATGCTCTGCGCGCCAGCGGCACGCGCCGCAGCAATCTGCGCCTCGGCCTGCGCCATGGTGGCCCGTGTGGCGTTCATCTTGGCGACCACTTCGGCACGCGCGACCACAATGGCTTCCTGGGTGGTCTGCAGCGTGGCGATCTGGGCAGCCTGCGCCACGACCTCACCGCGTGCACGGGCGGCGTTGGCCTCCAGCTCGGCGAGATAGGCGGCAACCTTGGCCCGAGAAGATGCCACGACCTGCACGTTGCCCGAGGCCTCGGCCGCCTCCTGCACCGCCAGCAGGCGCGATGCCTGTGCGGCCTCCCTCTTGGCTGCAACGGCAGTGACCATCTCCGAAATGAACGTGCCGATTTTCACGGCGCCATAGGCCGTAGCCAGCGCCATGATGGCCGAGCGGTGTTCCCACACCACAGAGATGCCAGCCCGCCCCATCGCAGCCGCATCGGCCAGTCCCTGCGAGAAGCTGCGAATGCTGTTGACCAGCGCAGGATTCAGCGCAACGTTCTTGTTCGCATCGAAGGTCACGAACAGCCGGGAGACGTCATCCAGGGCCGTCTTCGTGGCTTCGATCAAGGGATTCATGCCCTCGGCCGCGACGCGAACGGCGCCCTCTTTAACGCTGTCGAGCTTTCCTTTGAGCGTGTCATTGAACGCATCGCTGGAAGCCTGAAAGCCCTGCAGGCGATCCATCAGGAACTTGAACAGCCCCTCGCTGGACGCCTTGGCCTTGGCGATATCCGAGTCCTTCAGTCCAAGCGCTGTAGCCAGTGTGGAGCTGGCGGGCGTGATGCCGCCCGCGACCAGGTCGCGCAGTTCCTGCACGACCTGGCCCGCATCCAGCCCCATGCTCTTGACCGCATTGGTGCCCACCACCGTCAGCTGGCGGATCTCCTCCATGTTCATCTTGGCGGCCAGGCCGGGCGCGAGCAGCGCCTGGAAAACTTGGGTCAGTTCCTGGCTGCTGGCCGCCGTGCGCAATGCATCGTCGTTGAGCTTGCGGATGTACTCGCTGGATATCTGCAGCGCTTTGTTGTAGTCGGTCTGCTGGCCGTTGATGGCCGTCATGCTCCCCAAGATGCCGGCCATGCCGACCTGGCTGACTTCCAGATTCTTGGAGTAGTTGAATGCTTCGCGCGGCAATGCGCTGATGGCGTCGCCAATCGCGCTGATGGAGCTGCCAACGATATGCAGGCCCGCTGCGCCCTGGATGATGTCGCGCACGGACATATTGACCCGGGCCAGGCTGCGTGTGGCCCGTTCCGCGCCCTGCTCCGCGCGGGCGCCCAGGTTGTCGAACTCACGGCCGGCGCGGGGCAGCTCAGTCGTCACCGACTGGGCGTCCACCGTCATCTTGATCCCGATTTGCCGCACCGCGCTCATATCGTTTACAGTCCCATTCGTATGTTCAAAGTCATCGCACTGTTCCTGGCTGGTCTCTTCGTGACCGCCTCGACCCCCTATGCAATGGGGTGGTGGGTTGCGCTGTGGGCCATCGGTATTCCCGCCTGGCTGGCTTACTGCCTGGTGCGCGGATAAGAAGGCCGGCTCTGCCGGCCTTTTCCTTACCGATTGAGCAGATTCACCGTCTCAACCTCCAGCACCTGCAGCTGCGCGAACACCTCGCTTTCCAGCTCAGCCGGCACCTGGTACTTGCGCATCACCACCTCCACCCCCGCATAGTTCAGGCCCTCCCACACAGGGGGACCGCCGAAGCCCCTGGTCTTGACCCACTGCGTGCCGCAACCGAGGTACACGTTCCAGGCCAGCGCATGCTCCGGCCATAGCTCGTAGTCCTCCGCCGTGATCCGCTGCACTTGCCTGGGGATGAGCTGGTCGGGATCAATGCCCAGCGGCCCGCACTGCGCGCGCAGCTCGTCGTCTACGACGTAGCGGTCTGCGCTGTCGAGCCCGAGGTGGTGCTGGACAGCGCCACGGAGTTTTTTGTAGCGGCATCCCGCTGGTGCACGTTCATGCCGTCGAACCACACCACGGCCATGGCCTGCTCCAGACCCGGGTACACCTCTTCCGTGGCCCGGCGCTCTTCGTGGCTGTAAGGCACGGGGGAACCGTCCTCGCCAGTCATCCCGCCCCAGCCCACGACCACCTCGTCCAGCAATTCGGGGATGGTCAGGCGCTTGACCTCTTCCGCGCCATCGGCACCCGTGGACTTCTTGCCGACGACCACAAGCTCATTGATCTCATCGCGGCGCGACTTGGGCAGGCGCTTGAACTCCACGCTGAACTGATGTGCCGCGAACTGGCCGCCGTCGACGGGCAGGTACAGCGTGGCCGGAACGGAAATAGTGGGCTTGAGGCCGGAAATCTTGACTGCCATGGTTTTCTCCTTGGGGTGTAAAAAAGGGGTGCGCTCAAATCTCAATGGACCACTCGTCATTGCCGGCGTCCGAGGGGATGAAGGACAGCGGGATGGTCACCATCTGCACGCCGTCGCTGTCGTTGAAGGTGGGCTTGCCGACCTGGGCGCGGGCGCTCTTGAAGCTGACGGTGTTGGTCGTTCCCTGCCCATGCTTGAGTGCGATGGGCACGATGGCGCTGGCACGCGCCAGGCCGATCCAGTCCTTGGCGGCAACGCTGGTGTTCTCGAAGGTGACGCTGCCTGTGGACTTGCGGTCCGTGATCTCCACGGTGTCCACGTTCATCAGGTCGCGCTTGACCACCTGGTTGCCGCACTTGAAGCTGAAGGCGCTGCAGGCCACCGACAGGCCGTCGACGCTGAGCGTGGTGTTGGCCTTGTTCACGCCTAGCGGCGCGACGAAGGCGCTGTAGTCGACAGCAGGCAGGGGCGCATCGATGGCGGGGACAAACGAGCCCGTGAACTCGAATTTCCATTTGGGGATGGCCTTGGCATCGGTGCTGAAGTCGACCTCGCCGCGTGCGCCGTGCATCTTGTAGAGCGTGCCGTCCACGTTGCCGTAGATGGTCACGCTCTCAATGCCATCGGTCACAGGCGCAAAGACGGTCTTGGCCCCGGCCTGGTTGGTGGCGCTCATGGCGCAGGCGCGCAGCAGATCGGTCACACCAGGCAGATCGCCGGCAGCGGCCACGCCAGCCAGCTCCACCGAGAAGGCCATCTTCTGGTACTCAGTCACCAGAGTGCTGCCGCTGGAGCCGAAGAAGGGGCGGATGTTGTTGCGCTCGACCACATCGCCCTCGATGGGGGTGAGGGTCACGTCGCTGACCAGCATGGCGTTGGCCGCCAGGGGTACGACCCCCGTGCCGACAACGGTTTCAACCAGGGCCAGGATGGCCATCTTGCGCATGAGCTTTGCTGCCATTTGCTTTTCCTTCAGTGAGTGATTGCAGATTCGCCGTCACCAGGCGGCACTTCGTGGGGCTGCCTGGTTCGGCCTACGAGTTCCAGCTCCGGCCCACGGTCGCCGACAAGCGCGACACGCCAGAGGCCACCGCGCTTGGGGTTCGGGATCGCGGGCGCCGGGTTCGAGGGACTCGCCGTGGCATCAACCAGGGCAGTGCCAGCTCCATCGACAGCGGCAGGGGTGCCGGCCGTGGACGGCTGCGCGGCCTGCGGGACTTCTTGGTCTTGGGCTTGCGCCCCTTGCGCAGGCTCGGGTGCAGTGGTGGGTTGGGCATGGGTGGCCTTCTTGGTCACAGGTAGCTCCAGGTCTTCAGTTGCAGGACAACGGAGTGACAAAGCACTCCCGCGAAATTGACAGGCCCGGCGTCGGTGACTTGCACACCGTCCGCGTCGTCACCCAGCGGCCCCGGCTGGCACACGCCGCCCAGAGTTGGGTCAGCGCGTACCAGTGCGCGGAACTGCTCGACCAGGTCATCGAGCACCAGCTCGGTGGCATCGGCGTCTGTAAAAGCCATGTAGCCGCGCACCGTCCAGGTATGGACGTTCACAGAGCGGCCCACGTTGGGGCTGTGTTCGGCCGTGCTGCTGCGGCGCAGCCACCAGCCTCGGATATGGGGTTTGCCTGCGGCAGGCGTGTAGACGTACAGGGCCGCGAACTTGGCGTTACCGTCCGCGTAGCGCTCGCGGTCGTGCACGATGCCGACGTCGGGCACAGAGGCCAGTGCAGCCACGATGGCCGCGCGATGCTGCGCCAGCGTGCTCATGCCTGGCCCCCTGCGAGATGGGAGGCGACCCGGCCGGCAGCGTCCTCCAGCATGCGCAGCACCTGGCTCTCGGTTGCGGCGACCGCCTCGCCCAAAGGGCGCTTGGGCGCGGTGCCCTTGCGGGCAATCTTGCGAGCGACGAGGAACGCGACGCTGCGCTCGCGCTTGGCGGGCACGCCCAGGACTGCACGCACCCATGGCACCAGCGCCTCAATGGGTGGCATGTGCGGCCGCGTGCCCAGCTCCGCAAAAACAGCCGTAGGTTGCGAGCTGCCTACCGTGCCAATCACGCCGACCGGCGTTGCAAAGGCATCGCTGGCAATGCTGGCTGCGGTCATGCCCGTGACTTTGGGCATACGCTCCTTGGCTTCACGCTCCACCAGCATCGTGCCCTGCGTCATCGCTGCGAGCAGTTCATGCCGCGTCACATCCGGCGCCTGGGCGAATCCGCGCCGCAGCGCATCCAGCCCGGCAAAGGTCAGGTGCAGGCTGCTCACAGCACACCTCGCGTCAGCACGTTGCGACGCCGACCAGGCCAGCTCACCACGCCAGCGGCCGGCGCCAGGTCGCCACCCAGGTCGGCCTGTTTGAAAGGGTCAGACTGGCCTGTGCCGGCGTAGTAGGCCGAGCGGTATTCCTTGGCCCTGGCTGCGTAGGAGCGTGCACGGGTTTCGGTGCGGGCAACTTCGGCGCCCATGGGCGTCTCGCGCTCACCGCTGTAGCGGGTGGCGAGCTGCTGGCACAGCAGCCAGGCCGCGTACTGGGCCACCGCCATCCGGTGCTCCATGGGGATGGTGTCCTCATCCACGCCCAGCACGTGGGGCTGGGTGTACGACAGGCGCACCACGGCACCCGCTGGCAGGGCACCTACGCATTCCAGGCCCCAGCCCGTGGGGGTCCGATATGCGTCGATGAAAACCAGCTCGGCAGGACGCCGCCCCACCGGGTACTCAGCGCTTCGCACACGCGATGTGGCCCCCCAGCCCTCGGGCACCGGGCCAAACACGCTCAGCGCCGGCCAGGTCACGTCGGCCACGATGTGGTGGGGCCGATCTGCGCTGTAGCGCAACCTGGCCTCTTCGATGGCACGGTCGCGCACCTCGGCCGTGATCACCGTGTCCTGGTCGGCGACCAGGTCGTTCACGAGTTGCTGATAGTCGGCAAGCATGTCGGTCTCAGGTTGGAAGGCGGTATGGCTGGGTTTGTGCAGCCCCAGGTAATGGGGCTCTACAAACCCACCCCTTGCGGGGCGGGCCGGGCTGTTTCACCGAGGACAGCCACTCCCCTGCGCCACTGGTCCTGCGGCGCTTTCTCTCTCTGCTGGGTGTTGGATAGCGGGGAGTTGGTCAGGCCACCACAGCCTTGGTGGCGCAGCGGAAATCACAGACCGCGCCGCCGTAGATGTGGCGCACCTTGTAGGTCAGCTTGTCGGCCGAGAACATGGAGCCCGAGGTCGGCGAGTCCTGCACGAACAGCTCGGGCTCTTCCTTGCCGTCCAGGAAGCCCACCTCGACACCGGGGATGTCGGCCGGATCGGCCACCGTCACCCAGTCGTTGGCATCCGTCCAGTACCAGACCGGGATGATGTTCATCGTGAGCGCCTGCATGAACGTCTTCTCGTTGTTCGTTGCCAGCTTGAACAGGTCCACGGCCGCTTCCTGCAGGTCCACCGGCACGACCAGGCGGGTTGGTGCAATGCCGATGCGGTCGCCGCTGTTCAGTTCGGTCTGCTTGAGCATCGCCAGGCGGTGAGCCGCCAGCTCGGCCTTGGAGAGAGCACCCGTGAACAGGTTGTTGTGGTCCGCGTGGAAGAACGCCTTGGTGTCGTAGATGAGCGCATTGGAGCGGAAGAAGTCAAAGACGAACTTCGCCAGCGTGCGCTTGGCAGCACGCGAGAGCTTGGTCGGGATGCGCCGGATCGCACCCACGTCGTCGTTCTTGATCATTTCCAGGGTGACGTCTTCCGTGCCGCCCTTCTTGCCCGCCTTGTAGGTGGCCTCTTCATCGGTGGGGCTGGTCAACGGCTGGTAGTCAGCGCCTTCCGCGACCGAAGGCAGATCACCGTAGCCGCCCCAGCGTGTGCGGTGCTGCATGCGGAAGTCGCTCAGCGGAACCACGTTCACGACCTGGCGCCAGCCGTCGAAGTCCACCGCAGCGCGGTACTCGGCCAGCATGCGGCGGCCAATGCTGTCGCCCAGGACCTGGTCCAGAGAGTCACTGCCCAGGGACTCGACCAGGCGCGACTGATCGCATTCGCGCAGACGGCCCGTGACCAGGCGGTCACCCGTCATCTCGATATAGCATTCCTTGAACGACTGCACGCGGCCATGGTCCTTGTGCTGGGGGTCCCAGAACGCATCCAGCATGTCGCGCATGCCCAGGCTGCGGTCGCCCACCACGATGGAGCCGGCGCCGAAGGCCGGCACACGTACGGCGCCGCTTTCCGACATGCGGGCGATGTACTCGCCTTCGGTCTTGATCATGTCGCCCACCGCAGCTTCGGTCAGGCGGTCAGCCGCAGCCGTTGCGACCTGCGCGGACAGCCGGTCCTTGGCGGCCTGGGGCAGCTTGGCGGCGGCGATACGCTCGCGGGCAGCTCCGCGCAGCTCGAACACCTGCAGGTCGGCACGGGTCAGCGGCGTGCTGTCGCCCTGGGCCTCGGTCATGCGCTGAGTCCCCGCAGGCGGCACCAGGGAGCCGCACACGGATTCATGCACGCGCACCAGGTCGTCATCGCTGATGGTGTCGGAGTTGATGGCGGCATGCTGCGCCGGGTCCTTTGCCTTGATGGCTTCGAGCATGCGTTGCTTCCACAGAGGCATTGCGGTTCCTTCAGATTGATGAGGGGTGTCGGCAGGGGTGTCGGCGGTGGCTTCGGTCAGACGGTCCAGGCCGCCACCTGCGCCTGGCTCGACGATGAGATCGACGGAATGGACCTTCGTGAAACGCAGGGCCTCGCGCAGCGTCTCGGCGCCTACCTTGCGCTGGCGTGTGCGTGCATCGGCGTCGATGGACAGGCCCAGCAGGCCCTGCATGTCGCGCTTGACGGCTTCAACCATCTTGGTGACGGCAGGATCAGAAGGGTTGATGGCGCGGAACGTGCCAACGAGAGCGCCCGAGTCGGTGCCCTTGCCCTCCACGAAACGCACGCCGTAGATGCCACCGATAAGGTTGCGCACATCCTTGCCCTTGCCTGCGATGTGTTCGGCATCAGACTTGGCGAACACGCGCACGCCTTCAAACATCGGGGCGCTTTCGCGCAGGGCGGCGTCGGGGTAGAAGTTGCGATTGCCGCTGCGGCCGGCGCGGATCAGCGTCACCTCAATGGAGCCATCCTTGGCTTCACGGAATGCGGCGTTGCCCTGGGCTTCACGCACGGCACCAACGACAGCCGGCACCACAGATGCCGGTATGGCTTCACCCACGGGCTGGTAGTCGGCAACCACCTCAACGGCCTCGGCCAGGGCGACGGTGTTGTCGGTGCTCACCGTGTAGCCGTAGCTGTACATGCGGCCCTTGAACTGCACGACCACGCGGTCGGGCCAGATGCCACGCACGTCGACGTAATAGTCGCCATTCGCGGCCAGGCGCAGCTTGTCGCGCACGGCCTGGCGCACCAGTTCGATCAGTTGGCCGTACTCGGTGGTCACGGCTTCTGTGAGCCGGGCGTAGCCCGTGCCCGCTGGAATGAGCTTGAGCATGCCCGGGCTCACTCGTCAGCGCTGGAGAGCTTCTGGCCGTCCCTTGTGACGACCACGACGTGTGTGCCGTAGTCGCGGAACGACAGCACTTCACCTGTCTCGACGGGCACCCGCTTGGCCTTGGGTTCCTTCGTCACTTTGCCGCCAGGGCCACGGACTTCGACCAGCTCAATGGCGGTGCGCTTGACGCGCTTGGCAGCCTCGGCAGCCGTCAGCTGCTTGCCGCTTTCGGCGTCGCTGTTCTTGGAATCGGACATTGGTCACTCCATCGTTGTTGGGCCGCGATCTGCTGCGGCATTGCGATGGAGTGACTGTGCCGATGAAGGCGAAAATGAATAAGGACGGCGAGGGTCGGCATATGCTCAAAAATTGAGCGAAAATCTAATACCGACTGGGGATTGCTTTATGTGCATTGCAGGCCTGCATTGCGCATATGTTTAAAGGGCGTTTAAACGGGCTATCAGCGGCATTTCTGATTTTCCGCGCCCCGATGCCGCCTGCATTGGGTTTAAACGCTCACGCGGGCTCATTTACTCCTGGCGTCTGCCCGCTTTTTTCGCAGCCTGGTCCAGTGCAGCTTTTCTGCCATCGAGCTGCAGCTCGCGCTCGGTGAAAGGCTTTGCCCCCGGAGTCATCACCTGCCAGGTCTTGAGCCAGGGCAGCGAGATGCATCCACAGTTGATGATCTGCTCCACTGGCGCCTTCGGGTCATGCGGGCATTTCATCATGTCGAATCCGCCACTGGGATTGGGCACCTTGAAGGACTTGTCCGCATCCACGACCTGGCCGTCCATGATGTCGTGATTCCATCGGCTGTGAATCTTGCCACTCCGGCGCCATTGCTTTCCCAGGCCAAGCACCAGGGGCGCGGCCTGGACCAGGCGCTGATCAGTTGCTAACGCAAATGACCGGCTCACTTCCGTTCTGACAATGTTGGCTGCACGTCGCGGCGATTCCGCCCCCAGGACCTTCTGCACTGCCTGGATGGCCGCAAACGGTGTCTGGGCCCCGATGGTGACCAGGCTCAATTCGCGGCCTATGGTGCGAGTCGCCTCCGCGCCCACATCTTTCAGGCGCAGCACACCAAAGGATTGCATCTGTTTGAGAATGCCCGCGTCGAGCTGGCCCAGGCGCATCTCCACCGCGTGGCCGATGGCGGCCAGCGGCTTGTCGACCATGTCTTCACCAGCCTGCCACGCATCTTGCATGCGCGCACTGAACAGCACGCCCGCCTGCGTGCTGGCCCCTGACAGCACGTCCTCTATCTGGCCCAGCAGGCGCGACAAATGCCATGTCTGCCAGTCGGCTGGCAGGCCCGCTAGGGTCGCCAGGATTTGTGTTCGTGCTGAAGTCAGCATCTGCAGCACCTGGGTCTCGCCAGCCAGCAGCAGAGCAGCTCTCTCACGCAAGCGCTGCGCCAGCTCAGCCTCGAATGCCCGGCTGGGCTTGCCGGCCTGGTCAGACTTGCGCGCCATTGGTCTGGGCCTGGGCCTTGGCCTTGGCCGACACCAGGTCGGCCGGCAGGTTGGTAAACACGTCCTCGGCCGCGCGCTGCGCCCTGCGCTTTTTCGCTTCTTCCTGGGCTTTGCCGAGTTCGGTCTTGGCATCGAAGTCCTGGCCAAAGCGCTGAGCCACGTCGGCAACGATCTTGAGCGCGGTTTCTTCGGTCATGAGGCCGTTGTCGATCATCTGCACCACCGCGCTGACCACGGCCTGCATGGCACTGGCGAACTTGGTGATATCCCGGTTGAGCAGCTCGGGGAACACCGCAGTCACCTGCCATTTGTCCTCAGACCAGTCGGGCTCCACACCCGAAGCCCGGGCATTGCACAGCAGCACGTAGCGGCCAATCTCTTCGAGCATGAGCCGCAGGAACGATTGCCGCAGGCTGTACGTCTTGAATGTCGGCTCGCCCATCTCGGATGCAGCGGCGCGGTTCACATCGCCGCCACCGCCGAACCAGTGCTCGGGCATCGTGCTACCACCCAGCACATGGTTGCGCAGCAGCCGCGCGCTTTGGGTGGTGTCAGCCGCCTGCAGCTCTGGGGCCTTGGCGGTGAGCGTGACAGAGTCGTTGTGGACAAAGGTACTGTTCGGGCCAGGCGGCACGAACTTCTTTTCGTAGTCGGCCACAGCTTTTTCATCGGCGCCCTTGAGTTCGACGTCCCAGACGAAGGACCGCAGGTAGCCGATGCGGTCCAGTTCGTTAAACAGGAAGTCGTCATAGGCATCCAGCCAGTCCATCTGGCCCAACAGGTCACTGCGCCCACGGCTGCCATTGGGGAACTTGTTGAGCTGGTACAGCAGGCATTCGCCATCCGTGAATTCTTCGGCACGGATGCGTGCCGTGTTCTCTGTGAACAGAGCGTCATCCTCGCCCAACACGATCACCCGGTACTTGTATTGGCGCCCGCGGTTGTCCCGCTTGGTGACGACGCCGATAGGCTGCTCCGGGTTATTCGGATCGTTGACCACGGTGGCGATCTGGCGCGGGTCCAGGTAGCCCAGGCGCACGAAGCCGTCCCCATCGCGCACGTTGACGATGTAGCACTGCTCGCCCAGCAGGCCCAGCGCCCGCACGCGCGGCTGCAGCTTGAGCGGCCAGTTGTTGATAGGGTCGCTCCAGAACCCGTTCAGCAGCTTCTGGTGGTCCGCGTCCTGGCACTGCAGCGTCACGCCTTCGGCCAGCAGATAGGCCAGCGGTAGCTCCACCAGGCGGTTGGCAATCAGGTTGCTCTGCCACAGGTGCTCGGCGAGTTTTTGCATGCGGTCCTGTGCCATAGGCGCCAGGTCGCGCTCGTTCTGCTGGCTTGAGCCATCCGAGATGCGCCGCCATCCCTGCTCACCAGAGCCCTGCGCCGAAGCGGCTTCACGCATGGACTGGGCACTGGGAACGGCAGGCTCCACGCCCAGCTCGACGCCCAGGCCTACGAGAGATTTGAAGCGGTCGATGAAACCCACGGCTCAGTCCTTTGCAGCAAGTTCAGCGCCGACCAAAGCGAGAGCCAGTTGGCCGTGGTCGTTGTGCTGGGCCACGACTGCGCGCAGCTTGGCAGCGGCCAAGCTCACGCCCGCACGGTCCTCGTCGGGCAGGCCGGCGATTAAGCCACGGATCATCAGCAGGTCTTGCTGTTCATTGGTCATCGGTTTCTCCTGAACATGCGTGCCGCCTGCCTCGCATAGCGTTCGCGGGCGGATTGGGGTTGGGTGGTGTTGCCGCCTTGGGCTGCGGCTGCGAGGCCGCCTGTGACGCACAGCATCCAGAGCATCTGCACCATGTCTGGCCCGTCGTCGTGGTCAGCCTTGGGGAAGTGCCGGAACTGGTCAATCAGCGTGGTCTGGCTGCTGTGGACCCGGATCAGTCCGTTGTGCATGTGTGGCTGCAGGCTCTCGATACGCAGCAGCTTGTCGCTGATGGGGATCAGCGCGCGTGCTGGCACAGGCACGCCCAACTGGGCGCTGCGCTTGACCAGCTCAGTGCGGAGGAATTCCTGGAACTGCACCGACTCGAAGCCCCAAACGATGCACCCATACTCGCGCTGGACTTCGATCACGTCGCTGATGATGCGGTCAGGCACGCGCTTCTTGATGGCGGCCTCGACCACGTCCATGACGCCGGTTTCCCGGTTGTAGCCACCGACACCGATGGCGCTCGGGTCACGGCTGTTGCCCGCTTTACCCAGGCTGGGATCGCAGGCGCCATAGAACACCCATTCGGCCAGGCGGTTGACCCAGAACTGAATGCTCTTGGCGAACGGAGCATCCTCGCCTGCGACCGGGTCGTTCTGCTGCTCGCTGTCGAAGGCGTCATGGCCCTCGCGGGCGCGGCGCAGCATCAGCTTGACCAGCGGGCGCAGCGCAGGCCAGCTCACCTTGGCGCCCTTGTCCATCTCTGCCTGGTGGTCGCGGTAATGGGCCATGGCCGCAGCCTCGCCTTCCTGCGGCGTCTCGGCATTGAGCAGCAGTCCCTCGAATTGCTCCCACAGGTCCATCCGCTCGGGCCAGTTGATGATGGCCTTGAAGACCTTGCGATTCCACAGAGGATTTTTGAGAAAACGCGAGAGCACGCTGTCGTAGTGCAGGACGGTACCGACCAGGATGGCGTCCATGGAGTCATCGGGCGGACCCAGCGACAGCACGCTCTTGGTCACGAAGGACTGCAGCTTGTCGCGCTGGGCCGGCGTGTTGACGTTCTCGTCGTTCTCGATGTCGTCCATGATCGCCAGGTCGGGGCGATGCGCGCCATGGCGCCGGCCGCGAATCTTCTTGGCCGAGCCGAAGGCTTCCACCTTGCGGCCGTTCCTGGTGACGATCACGCCTGCGCGCCACACCCGCCCCTGGCCTGCGACTTCGGGGAAGTCGCTAGCGATACGCGGATTGGCTTCCAGCTCGGCCTTGATGGCTTCCAGCATCTCAGCCGCCTGCTCAAAGGCATCCATGACGATGATCGGATACCACTTCGCGCCCGTGACAACGCACCAGCTGACGAAGCTCATGGATATCTTGGTGGACTTGGCCTCGCCACGTGGCGCCGCCACCGCATCGCGTTGCCCAGCCGCAGCGTTGACGATCTCGGGCAGGCGCTTGTAGAGGTATTTGTGCAGCTCGCTCGGCTCTGCCTTGCCGTAGTGCGGGAAGTAGTGCCGGTCCCAGTACTCGTACCCCTTGACCGGATCACACACCAGCCGGCGCCTCTGCGCTATGGCCTCGGCACTGACATCCCAGCCGTCGAGGTTGGCGTCGATCTGCTTGCGCAAATCGTCGGCCAGGGCCGTGAGCCCCGCCAGGAAATCTTTGCTGTTCTTTGCCATGGATCACCGCACCTTGGCGAGTTCTTCGCCGAAGGGCTCCAGCATGTCGACCAGCGCGCCCAGGTGCTGCGGGAAACGCGAGCGCACGAACACCGCAAATCGCTGCAGCACGTCGAGCTGCACGGCCTGGCGGTCCAGCTCGGGGTTGAGCCTTTTGAACGCGGCCATGGTTTTGTTGAAGCTGTCGCTCATGCTCGCCAGCGTCTCAGCGCGGGCCATCGCGCTCATGTCTTTGGCATCACGCAGCAGGTCCATGGTCGCCTGGTGCTGCACCAGGTAGTCCTCCAACAGCTTGGTGGACAAGACCTTGAAGTTGTCATCGCCCAAGGCAACGGCCGCGCGCCCGGTCTCCCAGTCATCGCCCTCCGCCGCCGCCTCCTGCTTCCACCGATTGGCTGTGCTGCGGGGCACGCCCAGCTTCTTGCAAGCCGCATCCATCGTCATGCGCTGATAGACGTACAGGCCGCGCAGTTGAGTGCGTTTTTCCTTGCCGTGCGCCATTCAGTTGCCCAGGCCACCGTTCATGAACTGGCGGATACCTTCGACCACCAGCGCAGTCCCCACGGCCACGGCACCGCCAGACAAGGCACCTGCCACGGCTGCTTTCTTCTCGACCTCGCGCAGCCGTGAGTCGAGGCCGCTGTAGTGCTCCTCCATGCGCTGCTCCATGCGGTCCATGCGCCGGTTTTGCAGGTCTTGCCCATCTTTGAGGGACTGCACCAGACCATGGATTTGGCCCAGCAACAGCAGCTCCTGCCGGCGTTCGGAATTTTGTTGAAAGTTCTCGCTCATGACGCTCAGAGGTTGTTGTCGATCAGAGTGGTGCGGCACGATGCATAGGCCGCGTTGAGGGTTTCGATTTCCTGGATTACTGCTCCAAGGCGCGCAGAATTTCTTGCTGGAAGTAGCCCGTAGGCCTCGGCTGTGTTTGCTGCACCAGGGTCGGCGCTGGCGGGCGCTTCACCTGGGGGGCCACCACTACCCGGCCCACAGGCTGCGGGCTGGGCGACGACGCGCACCCGCACAGAGCGGCGCTCAAGCTCGCCGCGAAGGCGAGCAATCTCCTGCAGTTCGGCTGCATCAGTTTTCTCCTGGTGTTCATGTTTGGCGTCGAGCTGGGCCTGAGCGGTGTCACGCTCGGCCGTCAGGCGGTCCAGCTCGGCCTTGGCCGTGGTGTTCTGGGCTTTGACATCAGCCTGCAGGCGCGTCAGCTCTGCGGTCGCCACCCTGGCCTGCGTGCGGTAATGCACCATGCTCAAGCCCAGGGCCAGGCACAGCAGCAATGCGGCGGCCAGCACGGCGGCCTGCAGGGCTTCAAGAAAGCGTGTCATCGGCCGCTCACTTCCACAGCACGGCTCGGACCTGCAGCACGTATTCATAGACCAGCTTGCAGTCCTCGCCTTCGTAGCCAAAGCCGTTGACGAACTCGGAAAACGAAGGCCCCATGCCGGCTTGGTCCAGGTAGCGAAAGAACTGCGCCGCTGTTTCCGCTGTGGACATGCGGAACTCTTCTGCCTTCTCGGCGACGGCCTTCTCAGCGCGCAGCTTTGTGATGAGTGCCCACTCGTCGTCCTTGAGGTAGACCTTCATGGCTTGGCACTCCATGTACCCGTAGCGAAGTCATAGCGCGCACGCAGCTCAGCCACGCCCTTCAGGCAGGTATTGCGCTCTTTCAGACGACGGTTGTAGAGCCCACGCACGAAGCGGTATTCCCACTCGCCCTTGGCATTGCGGGCGCCCGTCTTGGTGTAGCTCCAGGCCGGCGTGCCATCGGGGCCATGGGCCAGGGCATCGCAGGCTTTTTCGTACTGCTGCGCGTTGAGCAGGCCCATGGCACGACTGGCGCAGGTGCTCGCCTCGCCGAAGTTGTGGCCGTGGCTGGAGAACGAGTTGAGGATGGGCTGCGTGACAGGGACGCGGATGCAGTCCAGCACGCGGGCCTGGCCGTGCTGCAGCACCAGGCCGCCGACCTCCTGGCATTGGGCATCCGACCAAAAGTCGCCCAGCACCACAGGCGCCGGACTGACGCTTTTGGTAAGCCCCAGGCACGCGGTCGGCAAGCCTCCTGCGAACTGGTCTGCATAGACCACGTTGCGGAACTGCGGGCGCCCTTGCGCATCCGCTGGACCGTCCTCGAAGCCGGAGATGTACGTGACATAGGCCGACCCGCCCAGCACCAGAGGGATCCCGTAGCGCAAGACGGATTTGCCGAGAGAAAGGGTGTTCGCCATGCCGCCACTGTCGTGGCCGGATGGCAAAGAAAAAAGGCCGGCGAGCGTCGGCCTTAAATGGGAGGGAGGGGCATTTACGGTATCACGCCCTGCACTGCAGGGTCAAACCCATGTACACGATGAATGCCCCAGGGTACCGATAGTACCGAGCACTTTTAGCGCTTGTTCTGTTGCGCTTGCCACGCAAATGAGAGCACCTCATCCACTGTCCTGCGGGCATTGGCCGGCAGCGCCTCATAGCGACGCAGCATCTCTTCGACATCTGCCGTGACCTTCATGGGCTTCGAACGAGGAGCTCCAGTAATGAGAGGACCGAGATCAATAGCGAACTGAAAGTACAGCTCAGCAAGGTAGTCGGCATCTGGTGCCGTAGCACCTTTCTCGTACTTCAGTTGCGTCTGCTTGGTCACATGCATCAAGGCTGCGAAATCAACAACGGTGAGTTGCAAGGACTCGCGCAAGGACTTGATGCGAGCCCCGCGTTCAGAACGAGCTCGCGCGATTTCCGACACACCAAGAAGGTCATTTTCATTTACCTTGCTGGTATGTTTTTCGTTACTCATAATCGCTCCATCTTAGTCAACCTTGAAGGGGTGAATGATGACAGCGAAGCACCGTTCCGCGCGGGATTTTTTGAACGAACTTGAGCGCAAAAACGTCACCGTCGCGCAATGGTGCCGCGACAACAAGTTCAGCACCAGCATCGTGTGGGCGGTCATCAGTGGCGCCGTTGTGGGGCGCAGCGGTGAGTCCCGTCGAGCAATGCAGTCCATGGGCCTTCCGCTGCCTTCCGCACGCCGCAACCGTCCCGCACATCAGGAGGTCCGTGCAGCGCCCACAAACCCTCGCACGGCTTCCGCCAAGCGCCAGACACAAGCATCTGCAGCGAACCGTTGATGGCTTGGCTCACTGCTCAAGAAATAGCGGGCTTGCCGGGCATGCCGACGTCCGAGCGCCGCACCCGAGACAAGCTCGCGGCGCTGGCTGTAGAAAGCCGCCCGCGTGCAGGTCGCACGGGCGGTGGCGGGCTGGAATACAACCCGGCCGGTTTGCCCGAGGAAACTCGCGCCGCCATCACTGCACAGCAGATCGCGGTGGCAGGCTCTGCCGCTCTGGCTGTGGTTGACGCGCCAGCGGTGCGCTCCTTTGTCAGCACCACTGTCGAACATGCGCCGACGGCTGCACGCATCCCTGCTCAATCCGAGAAGGATGTGGCTGATGCGCGTGTGCGCCTGGTCAACATGGTTCATGAGCTGGTGCACATGCACGGCCTGCGTCGCGCATGCCAACTGCTGGCAGCGCGCATCACAACGGGAGAGGCGGGATCGGAGACGCAATCCATTGCCCGCCAGGCCAATCAACGAGCGCGCGGCGATTCGGTCAGCGCTCGCACGCTGGAACGTTGGGTGGGCATGCACCGCGCCAATGGATGGTGGGGCCTTCTGCCGGTGCCAGAGACGGCGCGCGATTCGCACCAGATCAACGACGACGTGGCCGCAGTGCTGGGCCTGTATCACAGCCGCGATCCGCGCTTTCGCAAGCTCAGCGGCGCCGCCAAGGAGGTCACGCGCAAGCTGGGCCGCGACTTCGACAGCTGGCGCACTCTGTACCACCGCGCACGCCGGGCACTCGACAAGCTGGGCAAGTCTGCCCAGGCCAGCGTGGCCCTGATCAAGGCCCGTCACACAGGTTCCGAGCGCGACGTGCGCCTGCCGTACAAGAAGCGGGATGCCAGCATGCTGGTGCCCCTGGATGTGTTCGTCATGGACGGCCACACCTTCAAAGCTCGGGTGCGCCATCCCGATCACGGGGCTCCCTTCGCGCCAGAGCTGACCATGGTGATTGACTGGTCCACGCGGATGATCGTCGGCTGGTCAGTGTCTCTGTCCGAGAACGTCATCGCCGTGGGCGATGCACTGCGCCACGCCATAGGTCAATGGGGCATCCCGGCCATTGTTTACACCGACAACGGGGCTGGCGAAACCGCCCTGGTCATGGACTGTCCTATCGATGGCTTGATGGCCCGCTTGGGCATTGATCACCGCACCGGCATCCCCGGCAAGCCACAAGGCCGTGGCGTCATCGAGCGCAGTTGGCAAACCCATGCCATCAATTGCGCACGCCAGTTCGGGAGCTACCAAGGCTCCGATGTGGATGGCGGAACTTATCGCAAGGTGGCGGCTGAGCTTGCCAGCGAGCAACGCGCTATACGGCGTGCAGAGGCCACAGGGGCCGTCGTCAAGCTCAGCACCAAAGCTCCGACCTGGGCGCAATTCGTGGACGCGGTCGAGGTAATGGTCCGCGAATACAACGCGCAACACCGCCACCGCAGCTTGCCCAAGCGCGAAGACGGCAAGCACATGACGCCGGCCGAGGCATGGGCTGCGAAGTTCGACCCAGAACTGCAGCACAAGCCCACGTTGGGGGAGCTGCGCGAGCTGTTCATGCCAGCAGTGCTGCGCACGGCGAAGCGCGGCCAGGTCACGCTGTTCAACCAGGACTACCAAGCCGCCGAGCTGATGCGCCGGGATGTGGACGGCCGCGAAGTCAGCGTGCGCTACGACATCCACGACCCGAACTTCGTGCGTGTGTACACGGTGGATGGCGACTTTGTCTGCGATGCGCTGTGGAACGCCAACCGCATCGACGCCATGCCAAAGCCCGTCGTGCAGATCGCCCGCGAGCGCCGCGTTGCCACCGCCGTCAAGCGCCGCGAGCAGCAGATCCAAACCGCCCTGCGTGAGCTGGACACCCCCATCGATGTGCCCGGGACTTTTGCGCTTGAGGCACCCGCCGCTGCGGTCGTTGAACTGCCCATCGTCTCGGAGGCGCCCGCTACCGAGGCAGTTCTCGTGGCCCCCAGTCGCCCCTTCTTCGACGCCCCCAGCAACCGCTACGAATGGCTGATGCGCAACCGCGATCAGTGGACCGATGCAGACGGCGCATGGCTACGCAACTACACGGCCAGCGAGGACTACGCGGACTTGCGCGACTACTACGAGGGACGGGGGATGGGGTGGAGCGACGCGGGCGAGCAGCCCGGTTTTAAGAGTGCCCTGTGACGTTTGCAGACGTCACAGGGCGGTGTCAGCGATCAATCGATAGACAGAGGAAATGTATCGTGAAAAAAGGTTTCGTCAAAACGGAAAACTTCAAGCGCTTGGCCGAAGCTCAGAAGCTGGTCGAGCGGCGCGGTGCACGCGAGGCCGGCCTGGTGCTGGTCAAGGGTCACTACGGCATCGGCAAGTCCGAACTGACCGAGCGCTGGGCGGCAGACAGCGGTTGGGTCTTCGTGCGGGCAAAGGCCACCTGGACCAAGCGCGCCATGCTTGATGAGCTGGCCGAGCGCATGGGCCTGTCCAAAGTGGGCCGCAACCAGGAGGTGCAGGCTCGCATCATCGGCAAGCTGGCCGTGGACATGGTCCCGATGATCGTGGACGAGGCCGACTTCCTGGTCGGCACCACGGGCTCACTGCTGGAGGTGCTGCGCGACATCACCGACATGACGGGCACGATGTGCTTTCTCGTCGGCATGGAGCACTTCCCCATGAAGGTAGCGCGCCATGGGCACATCGCCAGCCGCGTCGCCAAGGTGGTCGAGCTGCTGCCGATCTCCCTGGCCGACGTCAAGGCCACGGTCACTGCAAAGTGCGAAGTGCCCATCGCAGACGATGTGCTGCCCGAGCTGCTCAAGCAGGCCAACGGCCGCATGCGCCTGCTGCTCAACGCCATCGCCAACCTGGAGCAGTGGGCCGATGCCAACGGCTGGGACAAGGTGACCTTGGAGCGCATCAAGGGTCGCCCCCTGTGTCCTGAGTTCAACGGCAAGCAACTTGGCCGCCGTGGAGAGCTGCAATGAGTCAAACCCACACCGAGTCAGCACTGATCGTGCTGGGGCGCAAGGTTCGACTGCGCAACCTACCGTACTTCAATGCACATGACCTCATGCGCTGGGTACCAGAGCTTGCAACCCAGGATGCAGCAGACCACGTCATCGTTGCCCTGAGCCAGCTCGGCTATGCCGAAAAGTTCACTTCGCCTGGCATGTGGCTTTTGAATACGGAGGGCATAGAAGCCAGCCGCGCCGCACGCGCCCAGGCGGCAGGGAAAGCACGAGGAGCGACCCTGACGAACAACAACAAGAAACGAGACACCGGCGGCTCCTTGCACCGCCGCCTGTGGAACCTACTTCGGATACGCAAGGCACTCACCACCGAGGACGCGACGAGCCTCTTGGCTGATGCCGGCGAGGACACCCGCAGCATTCAAGAATCCATTCGGAAATACCTTCGCCACTGGAGACAAAGTCGCCCAGACGTAGTGCAGGTCAGCGCAAAACGCATCAATGGCTTTGTGCGCTATGTGCTTGTCAAAGACATTGGAGCAACTCCCCCGCCCCAGGACAACCTCCCTGCACATGTTCGGAGGGCTCGGAGATGACTCCAAAGCTGGCCTACCAAAGCGAGCCCTGGTTCGCACTGCTGGACGAGCGCACCCGTCAACCCGGGGCCGTGCGCGCCCACATCGCGCAGCGGTTGGGCATCAGCCGATCCGCGCTGAGCCAAGTGCTCAACGGCAGCGGCGCTTATGGCAGCGGCGCAGCCAGCACCGCGCGCATTGCGGATCGCGTGCAACACACCTTCGGCTGTTACGCATGCCCTCACCTGACGGCTGAATCTGGTGGTGATGAACACGTCATCACGGCAGAACAATGCCGCGCCTTTGCACACCGCCCAGCACCCACCGCAAGCCCGCGCGACATGCAGCACTGGCAGGCCTGCAGGCAGTGCCCGCACCGGGAGGCGAGCGCACCGCCTGCACCCAAGGAACCACAGCGGCGCGCACGCCGCACTGTCGACCAGGAGAACGGCGATGCAGCGTGAAGTGATCCACATCGCACTACCTCTGGCCGAGGCCGACTACCACCGCCCGCCTCTGGGCTGGATCAAGCGCCGTGCCAAGCGCCTGCAGCGTGCCTACGGCATCACACGACGCCTGGCTATCGCGTCCGCTGCGGACGACTACTCGACGTTCACGCACATGCACCGCGAACGCCTTTCTCAACTGCTCAAAGGAGGTCCCCACTATGCGTAAGCACCAACAAATCAAAGGCTCGTTCAAGCAGGGGCCGATGCACTTTGCCCCCACGGCCATCGAGCATGAGCAGCGCGAGATGAGCCGGAGCGCCAAGGCTGCCCTGACCGCCGTGCTTTTCATCCTGATCATGGCCCTAGGGTTCTGCATCGCAGCGGTCCACGGCTTTACCGAGCTGAGAGGGTTCTGACCATGGCTGCCTATGGACCCACCAACGAGGAAGTCGACGCGGTCGAGCGCCTGGCACGCGCATCCGCCCAGCTCGTTCAAGACCAACCTCAAGACATCGCACTCAACGCCCTGCTGACGGCCTACCTGAACACGGCCGCGCGCCACGGCGTTCTGCGCCAGGTCCCTTCCGCAGCGGCAGCACTGGCACAAGCCGCCCGCGTGCTCAGCGGTCATGACACCGCATCGGCATCGACAGACCTTCCCTCAACCCATCACCACTAATCGCCATGGCAACCCGACTCAAAGCTCAAGCCCAAACCGCAGTCCCCCAGAGCAAGAACGACTGCGCCGAATACATCCGCCAAATCGGCGACTTGCAGCGCGAATTCGAGCGCCGCCGTGGGGAGATGAACGACGCCATCGCGGCCATCACCCAGGACCATCAGCCCACGCTGGAAGCGCTTTCGGCCCGCATCACGCTCCTGCAGGAAGGGGTGCAATCCTGGTGCGAGGCCCACCGCGTCGAGCTGTGTGGCGAGAACGACAAGCTCGGCAAAACGGCCAACTTCGTCACGGGCACCGCCAGCTGGCGCATTCGCCCCACCAGCGTCAGCATTCGCGGCGCAGAAACAGTTATCGAAACGCTGGAGCGCATGAACCTGCAGCGGTTCGTGCGCAACAAGGCCGAGGTGAACAAGGAGGCCATCCTCAACGAACCCGATGCCGTTCGCGGCATTGCGGGAATCAAGCTGGTCACTGGGGTTGAAGACTTCATCGTCCAACCCTTCGAGGCCAAGGCGGAGGTTTGAACATGGGACGCCCTCCTGCCAAAAGCGTGCCGATGGCGTGCCTGACCATCGGCCACTACGACTATCTGATGCCTGCAGCCAAAGCCATCAAAGTGGCTGAACTGATGCAAGACGCCTTCAACTGCACGCGCAGCTTTGGCGACCACGACTACGTGTATGAGGTTCAGCCCGAGCAGCCCCGGGTCTCGTTCTCCCTGGTGCGGCCCAACCAAGTCCGCATGCCCGATGCGGAGCCGACGCGGCAACCCGCAAAGCCGAGGCTGCTGAAATGACTGACGCCATTCCTCTCATCAGTTGCCAGCGGCACCTCGACCCGGTGAAGGTCGGCCACAAGGCCAGCACCTTCCAGGTGTTCGTTGTCCGGGTCGTGCAAATCGAGTTGCGTGGCGCGATGTACCGGGTATTGACCGATGGTCATCACAACCTGGCGGCGGCACGCCTGGTCGGCGTCGAGCCCACATGGCGCGGCCCGAGCCGCAAGCTCCAACGAATCATGAACGAGCTCGGCCAGGCCCGATTCGCCGCAATGCTCATCAATAACCTCATCGACTCGGATTGGTACTACGTCCACTCCGGGCAGGTCGTGCCCGAGTTGCTGGGTATCGAAAGGACTGCAGCATGAATGCCACCTCTTGCAATCGATTCAAGGCTTATACGAGCCAATCAAATGGTGACGCCCAACGAAAGCGCGAACTCGGCCATATCCACCAGGGCCGGCAGGCCCTGGGCTGGAGTGACGACGACTACCGATACCACCTTCGTCAGCAGACTGGCGCCATCAGCTCTGCCACGCTAGACAGTCAAGGCCGAGCCAAGATACTCGCGCACATGGCCAAGCTCGGGTTTATCCCAAATGCCAGCACGTTCAGACCCTTCGACCAGGCTGAAAAAATCAAGTGGCTGTGGAAGAAGTTGTGGGAAGCCGGAGGGCTGCGCGATGGGAGCGCTGCAAGTCTGCTGGCATTCATTTCACGCACCACTGGCACCAGCTATGCCGATATTAAGTTCATACCAACATCAGACGCATCCAGGGTCATAGAGGCTCTCAAGTCGATGTTGGACCGAGCCAAGCGTAGCCAGAAAATAAAAAATGATCAATGAATTTAAATAAGTCTTTATGAATTCGACTCTATAACTATGCCCTCACAACCCGCCATACCCATAGAACTGCTACCTCCCCTACTTCGGGAGTTTGAGCGCCTGGTGGGTCTTCGCGCCACCATGGCATTGGTTCAAGGGTGGGGAGGATTGCGCGTCTACTTCCCCACCCCAGACCGCGTGACGGTAGATCACCCATATGTGAAAGCGATCGGGCTTGACGCTCTAAAAAAGCTATCAAGAGAATATGGAGGCTTACCCCATTTTCAGCTACCCAAGGCAGAGCGCGCGCTGCAGGCAGTACGCAACGCTCGAATTGCGGCAGACTATTCAACCCACAAAACCGCGCGGCAAATCGCCGTAGAGTACGGACTGACGGAACGCCAAGTTGTCCGGCTTGTCGGTTCCATGGGGATTTCTGCACCTAAAGAACGAAGGCAACGCACACTATTTTAAACAAAATGCTTTAATATAAAAAAGCCCAACTCAGAAGAGTTGGGCTTTTTTATTACCGCGCAAAATATTAGAATTACATCTACTTTGCTGCCTCCTGCGCATCTTTCAGGTAATCATAAACACTTATTAATCTGGAAAACGATGTTCTAATGTTGGGGTTGGGATGATTTATTAGTAGATCGAATTTTTCCTTTAGAAAATTCTCAACCTGGTCCACTTGAAACGCTATCTCTGGCAAGTAGTACCAATAGGCCATGGTACGTTCGATGGTGTCTTTTTCAGAAAACGCCAAAAAATCACCTTTAAACTTCTTCGCACTCTCAATCAGCTTGCCTGATCCATTCTTTTTCAAGTATGCTTCTAAAGTTCGAGATGCGGCCTTTACCACCCGGCCGTCCATCAAATCCGGTACAAAGCCATCAATAGATTTTGCCAACCTAATTGTCGCATCCCGTACGATCATATGGTCGCTTGTGAAACAGGTGCGGGTGGGTCTGGTACCAATCTTTCATGGCCTGCATCGGCGTACTGCTCTTGAGCGCTGACTGCGGCAACTGGTGG